GGGTTATTTTTTTTTATTTTTACTCTAAAGGTTTCGGACGTATTACCGAGAAATAAGTATAAGTTAATTAAACGGAGGTAAAAAATGAGCAAGCCAGATAAAAAAGTTTTAGAAGTATGTGAAAGGTTAAAGAAATTTATTGTAAGCACTAACAACAAGGCTGCAAACGCAATACAGGAAACACGCGGCACTGCAAACAGCAGATTTCCTTTCGTTAACTGTTTAAAGAGCACGCTTAACATGGAGCTAAAAAATTTGGAAGATTCAGCTAATTCGGTTGGTGTGCCAGAAGACTTGCAAGCAGATAGGTTGGCTTTAATCAAAGAATTAAAAGCTATTAAAAAAGAATATAAAATTTAAAAAAAGGAGTTACAAAATGAAAATTCACACACTCACAATTTTAGGGTTATTAGTAGCATGCGGTAAGCCACAGACAGCACAAGAAGCGGTAAATCAGTTAGACAAGGAAGAAAAAGAATATATTGTTTCCACAAGCAAAGCCTACCTTAATGTTAATGAGCTACCTCTTTGTAATGTAGAACGACAAGCTAACCTGGCTTATATCAGCAGCACTAAAGAGCTATATCATTGCAATGAAAATAAATGGACAGTTATACAATTGGAGCAAGATAACGACTTACAAGCAAAAATAAATGACCTTGAGCAATCTATAAATGAAACCGTGGAAGAAGTCTCTGAAATCGAAACGCAGCAGCAAAATGAGGTTTTAGGTGCTGAAACTCACAAGGTTTGTGAGGGTGTTATTTCAAACAGCAATAGCAAATATACAAATTTTAAATGGGAAGTCAAAGAATACAGCAATGAAAGTATGTTCGTTTTAACAGAAATGTTTAACCCGACCACAGGGGAATATTCGGTAAATAGTAAACTTCTAACTTATGAATACTCAAACCTTACTATACAGCTTTTCCAATGGCTTGATGAAGACGACCAAGCGAACCAATTTAGCATTGAAACAGATGGCACTGGTGCAGAAACTGGGTTTTTCTACTATGAATTTATAGATGGTACCGTTGGCCTCCAGTCTGAACAATTCAACACTGCAAACGATTGTGAATTTCTATAGGGTGAAAATATGCTTAATTGTATAAGGATTATTTTAGCAATATTTAGGGCTGTATCACTAGCATTGTATGAACTTTTTTACTACTTAGAAAGCAAGGTGGTACATGCTCAAATAAAAAAACGGTTAAAAAAATTAAAAGCATAGGGGGCACACCCCCCCCTTTTTTTTCATTTAACTAAAACCGTAATATTTACCATTGCGATAAGTAATGCGGTAATTTTGTTTTCTTCGTTTAAGGTAGTATGAGGAAAATCATTGTTAAACTCGGCTTTGAAAGACCTTTCAGGGTTGGCTAATGCTAAACTTAGCACAGTTTCACCGCTTCCACTTGGAACAACGCTAGGCAGTTCACTTAGTTGATTACTGTATTCTTTACCCAATAAATAACATAAATCGACAGGTAAGTGCCCACTGGTTAGGTCTATGCGGTTAGGAAATAATTTCTTAATGAAATATGAGTAATGCCAGTTATTAGGCTGGTACGTTCCTTTATCGCCTATATCTAAAACATCAGTGAACCCAGATTTTTTTAGCTCTATTGCGCTATTCCCGCAGGTATAAACAACCACAGGAACATCGCCTAATATTTTGAATAATAAATCACTTCTAATTTTTTTGTAATTCATGTAGAAACCTTTGTTAGTATTTTGTTAGTTTTTCAGCTGCTTTTATAGGGTCGCCTTTCACAAAAACTAGAACATTCTGATGTATTTTTACCATTTTTCTATTTTTCATAGTATTGTTTGCGCGTAATGCGCTAGTACCTATTGCATTTAATAAAACTAGCTCATTATAATACTTAAAACCTATATCCAAAAATGTTGAAATGTTATCACCTAAAAAATTTCTATATATGCCATTTTTTTTATTTCTTATTTCGCCAATTTTAATCACCATGAATGAATTATTTTCAAGCATTTCAAAACATTTAGTGAATATATTTTTATATTGGCTCATGAATTCTTCATAAGTACCTAATGCAGACATATCTTCTTTTGAGTAAATTTCTAAATCATAATATGGAGGGCTAGTAAAACAAAGGTTAAAATTTCTTTCTTTTATTTTACTATCTATAAAATTACTATCGCCGTGAACGTATTTTACATTTTCATATTTTTTAGTTTTTGACTCGTTTATATCAACCTGTTCTTTTCTAAATTCGCAAGCATGATAAGTTAGCCCTAGCTCGCCTGCCACTACTCCCTTTGTTTGTTCACCGCCAAATGGGTCTAAAACTTTTCCACCCTCAGGGCAGAACCATCGGAACATTATCTCAGCAAGAACGGGGTCGAAATTACTACTACCTTCATTTATAGAAGATACAATGCTTTCAGCACCCGATGTTAATACGTTGGTTTTAGATTCTGATAAATTGCCAGTTATTTTTTTCCAATGATCTCGTCTATCTATCCACTCTTTTTTCTTTGTGTCTAAAACACTAAACGGAGGAACTATATATTTTTCTGCCAGGCTTCCAAGTTTCCCGTCTGAGTATTTATCTTCAAGACAATCTTCTGCAATATCTTGGTCAATATCTTTGTCAATGTTGACGATGCCTAGATCTTTTTCAAGTTGATCAAAGTTCAGATCGACGTGCATATTAGGTAATTCGGTTTTAATTTCTTCCATTAGTTCGCTTAACTTTTTTAGGTCGAAGCTACCTTGTAACGTGTGAGCATTTAAAGCCACGTTTAAAGCCTTTTCCTCACTGCTGTTCAAGTCTAATTCTATAACGGGTACTCGCTTATACCCTTCTAGTTCAGCAGCCCTAAGCCTTTGATGTCCTCCAACCAAAACACCCGTGCGACCATTTACGATCAACGGGTCAACTAAACCAAATCGCTTAATTGAGTTTCTGAGGCCTGATAATTCCTCGTCGTTTATTTCCCTAGGGTTATAATCCGCAGGTATAACGTCGATCAAATCGTAGTAAGTAATTTCAATGTTCTTCATATTCACCTCTTATAAAATTATGATTACATAGTAAGAGCAAGATTAAAAAAAGTATAGTTTAACATATAAAGTCATCTTTTAGCTGTAGGTCGGTCAAGTCCGCAGTCGCTTGAACCATTATTTCGATACATTGGGTTGTGGATAAGTTTTTGCCTTCTGCTTTACCTATTGCAGCAATACGCAATATCTGGCGGTCGTATAGTAATTTCACATCGGCAGGCACAACATGCTTGATCGTTTTTAGCTCGTCGTCCTGTATATACTTGTTTTGAGAATTTGAAAATAAGTATGTACTAGAATTATCTGGCTCTTTGTGCTTATCCGGTGATGTTGAATATACCAGCTCACTTTGTTTTGCTGGCGGTTTGTTGGCGGCCTCGGTTATTTCAAAAGGTTTTGAATCGATTATTTTGTGTATGCTTAATATTTCATCATCTAATGTAGTTGCGAAATCTGTTTCATCTATATCGGCTGATATTTCTTTGATAAGGTTATTCATTTTTCCATCATCACGCCCAAAGTTTGTTTCGTTTGTTTCTAGTGCAATACGCTTGGCCTTTGTTTCGCTCACGTTGCCCAGGTTGAAACACATAACTTTATCAATACGCATAGTTTCAATTATTTTTAGCCTGTGGTTACCATTTACAACCTCGTAGAAACCGCCACTGATAGGGCGTACAATGAGATTTTGCACTATCCCATTTTTAATCATGTTGCGTTCGAGTTTTTTCATTAGCTTTGCGTCGGTAGTTTTATAATTCCAGGGCGCTTCCCTTAGTACGTGTTTGGGCAGTTCAATCCACATAGCATTTTCCCCATTATGTGTTATAGTTTTGGTCACATGATACAATAAAGGTAAATATCAAGCCATAGGAGAACATTATGGGTGCTGGTAGACCTTCAAAATACAAAAAAAAATACTGCAAATTACTGATTGAGCACTGTAGCACTAACGGCAATTCGTTTGCTTCTTTTTGCGCTAAACACGAAATCGGAAGGACAACATTCCAAAGATGGGTAGAAGAACACTCTGAATTTCGGGTAGCTAAAGAATTAGCAAGCGACATACAACAAGAGTTTTTTGAAAAGTTAGCGTTAGCAAATGCAGCAGGAACCAAGGGAGCCAAGAACTCCAACAGCTCAATGATACAATTTATCCTAGCCCGCAGGTTCAAAGACTACAGAAGCCAACAATATATAGAATCAAATACTAAGGTTAAATCTGAAATAGAAGCCAAGGTTGAGGCAACAGTTTCAACAATGGATGAAGCGGAGTTGGCTGAAGAAATGGCGAGGCGCTTAGAGCGCTCAAAGCTAAGGGAAAAAAGGAAGGTAGAAAATGACGGGAATGGAATTAGTGCATAAACTTATAAAATTAGGCCCAAAGGTTTTACAGTCTGAAATAATACATAACGAAGATGGTAAGTACACGCTGAGCCAAGACATAAAGGTTTGCACAGGCTGGCAAGACATAGAGCATGAGCCTAATGGCATACCACCTAAGTTTAAAGATTACATTTTAATAGAAGGTAAATTCTAATGCAGAATAGAGAAAACCCCTATTTATCCGTCACTGGTAGGATGGACGCAAAAAGCAAAAACCTCGATACAGAGCTTGTTGGAATAGCTGAAACGCTTTTTTTTATAGATGCAGATGAAAGCCCTTTTGACTGTGAAAACAAGTACCACAAGCATTTTAGGGCTTACCTAGCGGGCTTTGTTCGGTCTGCTGAAAGGATAATTACCAATGAAGTTTAGTAAAGGCGAAATAATAGAATTACTAATCGGCGGGTTTTGGTTCTTGGTGGTGGTCGCATTTTTAAACTTTTGCATCAATGAAGTATTAGAAATTAACCGGAGCATGTTGAAATGATGGGTAAGACTAAGGTAAGCGATGAAGAAATATTGAGCTTACAAAGATCGGTCGATATTGAATATGCCCGCCAAGACTTTCTTGAATACGTGATGGAAGTTAAGCCAGACTATAAAGTGGAATGGTTTAATCAGATCATTTGCGACAGACTTACTAAGCTATATCACGAAGAAGGTAAGCGTATAATGATATGGGTACCTCCCCAGCATGGCAAAAGCGAATTGGTAAGCAGGCTATTTCCCTCGTGGGTATTGGGGAAAAACCCAAAGGCTAAAATAATTCAATCATCATACGGCCAAGACCTAGCAACTGGTTTCTGCCGATCCGTTCAAGCAACAATGGAGCTAGATAATTATGCGCGAATATTTCCTGATTCAACTCTTAACGCGCGCAACCTCGTCACAACAACAAAGGGCGCAAAAAGAACGGGTAACTTTTTCGAAACAGTTGGCCATGGTGGTTACATGTATTCTGTTGGTGTTGGTGGCCCTACAACTGGTAAGACTGCTAACCCTTTCTTTATAATTGACGACCCTATTAAAGACATGCAGCAAGCCGATTCGACAACATACCAAGATTTTTTAATTGATTGGTTTGAAGCTGTAGCAGAAACAAGGTGCAGTCCTAAGACAAACATAATACTCATGCACACGCGATGGCATAAAAATGACTTGTGCGGTCAGTTGTTAGAAAAAAACCCAGGTGAATGGGAAATCCTTTGCTTGCCTGCATTAGCTTATCCAGATAACCACAAATATAAGCACCCCAAAGATAAAAGAAATGAAGGCGAAACAATATGGCCAGATTTTAGGCATACACAAGAACAAATGGAAGCAATGAAGCAACGTATTAGCCCAAGGGTTTGGGCATCGTTATGGCAGCAATCGCCTATCATCAAAGGCGGTAACTTAATCAAAGAAGCATGGCTCAAGTATTACGACAACCTGCCTATTCACGGTGAAAAACGGGAAAGGCCACACGGCATTACATCATGGGATTTAACTTTCAAGGCTAAGAGCAAAAGCAAAAACGGGAAAGTTGATTATGTTGCGGGCGCTGCTATATATAAAATAGGCGCTGATTTTTTCATTGATGATATTTACTGTGAGCGAATAAATTTTAGTGGTTCCCTTGAAGCTGTAGTTTCAATGAAGAACAAGCACCCAAAAATCACAGGCCATTTAGTAGAAGACAAAGCGAACGGCACAGCCCTAATGGATATGTTGAGCAAGCACGTAAGCGGGCTAGTTCCATGCGAACCTGTTGGCAGTAAAGAAGAGCGTCTACAGGCTTGCCTATCTTTTTTCATTGCGGGTAACGTTCATATAAATAAAAATATATCTAGGAAGCTGATGGGTATGCTTATAGAGCAACTAACTGACTTCCC